CGGCGGGCGGCGAGCCGGTCGGCACCGTGCCGGCTGTTGCAGCTGCGGCACAGCACCGCCAGGGGCTGGCCGGGGTCGCCACCGTCGGCGAGGGCATGCGTGTGCTGGGCGGTGAGGTCCCGCGCCGGGTGCGGCGGGCGGCGATAGCCGGGGCACACATCACCATGGGCGGCGCGCCAGGCGGCAACAGTCTGGCGCCTGGCCTCCCGGCTGCTGGGCTCGTCGCGTTTGGTGGCCACGGTAGCACGCTGGCGCCGCTCATGCTCTTGGGCGTGGCTGCGGCACCGGCCCCGGTAAACAGCAGGTTTCGAACACCCGGGTTCGCAGCAGATAGTCCCTGCGCGCGGCATGGCCATCACCTCCCCTAATCCTCGGAGGGGTTTAAGCATATAGGTGCCGTATCCGCAGCAGCATGGGTTTAGTGTCGGGCAGTGAAGAAAAAGGAAAAGAAGCCCCCGACAGGCCGCGGAAAGCCAAACCCCGGCCCCAATACCAAAACGGGCCATCCCCACATAGTGGGGAGCTGCTGCGGATACGACGAAACCCCTTGAGCCTTGGGCCCAGGGGTTACGAGCGTTAGCTTACACCATGGGGTGTAACACCGCAACACCAACGCCAGGTGCAGCGTCGATGCAGGCGCGCTCGGCATCGGCGTAACACACCAGTGTTCCACCATCACCGGCTGCCGTCTGCACCAGCCCAGCCTGGGCCCATCGCCACACCCGCATATGACTCACCCGATACCCACGACGGGTCAACCACGACGCCACCACACGACACGACGCCCACTCCGGCGGCGCCTCCTCACACTCATCAGCGCCAGAGTCGGCCACCACCTCAGACACCAGGCGCGACTGCGCCACGATCTCCTCAGCAGCCATAGCACCCCACGGCGCGCCATCAAACACCCACAGCTGCTGCTGCAGCCACCCAGCCAACACAGAAATACCCTGCCCCTGAGGAACACCGACACCGGATGCCACAGCGATCTGCCCCGCCCAAAACGCCAGGAGATTTTCCGTACGCATCTTCAAATCCAACATGGACAAATTTACCGGCGGCCTCGAAGCACAAGCCGACCGGCCGACCGGAGTATCACCACCACTACCCTTGCGGAAGGTGAGGAGATCGGCCAGTGCTCCCCCCTCAGTCTCCAGTGTGTAAAGAGCTTTTCCTAACTCATGTAACAGATAGTCATCCACCTAGGTTTCCCTTCTCTCTTAAAGAAGCATCTTACCTGGGCTGCCGCCTAGCGGCGGCCTCCCCGACCCGACCCGACCCGACAAGACTAGAATCGCAACCCCACCGTCCTGAACCCAATCTGGATCATATCTAGATATGCGCAAATCGTTATGAACATAGACAAAGAAAAATCCCCAGGCGGCACCTGGGGAGGACGAAAGCAGGATAACAAGGCACATACGCAAGGGGCAATAGCCGCCAGGGCAACTCTATCTGCCACCTGCGCCAGCGGCTCCCCCACCCGTATGGAGGCACTCAAGGCCCCGTTTTCGCTGTTCACGGCGGATTTTAGCGCCGCAGCGGGCAACTCAAGGGCAAGTGCTTTCAGGCATGGATAATTGCCGCTACGGCAAGCCTGTAGCGGCTAGAGGGGCATGAGTTTGGGAATGCCCGTAGTTATTCTCGTTGGCTGCCTCCGCGGCGGTGGCGGTTACGGCGGCGGGCCCGACGGCGCCCATGGCTAAGGCTGGTCACCACACCTATGGTTTGTCGTGTAGTTGTTGGCGGCCCATCCTGCATGCTACCCGGCGTGGCGTCTGGACAGCTCATGGCCGCAGTTTCTTCTTCTAGGCGCTGCGTAGACCCTTGTGCCCGCTGGGGCGGCGTCACTTCCGCCTGCGCAGGCGATGAGTCCGCCGTGTCGGTAGGGGGCGTTTCTATGTGCCCTTCACGCACCCAGTCTGGGGCATCGTCGAGGGGGTCGCTGAACCCATCAACAACGTCTGCTAGCGGCGATGTGGTTGGCGCCGGGGCACTGGTAGCCTGAGACTCCCTGCTCTCGTGTTTAACAGGCGTCTGGCGCGCCGGGGTTTGGGGTTCCTGGGTGGCGACGCGTTGGGCCTGGCGTTCCTTCCGTGAAATCACGTGAATGCCGTTGTCCTGTGCGTATTGGCTGCTGTTGATAAACTCCAAGCTGGCGGCAGTGTAATAGACCTCGTCCGGCGTTGGCGGGTCTTGGAGGTCTAAAACCGCCCCTGCGCCGCGCTTGCTGTTACAGCCGCGGCAGGCAACAACCAATGTCTCAGGGGTGGACTCCCTATGTCCATTGAGTGAATCGTAGGTGGCGCCCCTGGCGGAGCGGCGGTCCCGCCAATCTACAGTCTTCTTGCACCACCGGCATTGGTCGCCGTCTCGGACGCGAACCGTAATAAGTAGTTCGGGATTCTGTTTATCTTTCGCCCGCCGTCGGTCGATCTCCATTTCCTCTTTCAGCCGGATATGGTAAAGCGTGGGGTCGTCGACGATACGCAACATCGGCCGCCCCTCGGGGCCTTCTTCCCGGAAGAGTAGCCCCGCGGCACAAAGGTTCTCGATGACAATCTTTTCACGCCCCGGCGCTATTTGTGACACGGCACCATAACCTACCCAGTAGTCGGTAGCGTGCGCCGCCGAAATGCTTACTAAGTCGGCGAGGACGCCTTTTGCCTCGTTCTTCAGTAGATGGTCCCCGTCGCATACCTCAAGGAGTCGTATCATCAGCGGGTGAGTGGTGAGCGTGTCGCCTCCCCTAAACCACATGTGCCTCTCCCCTCTCTAATAAATAAACGTGCGCAATGCAAATGAAAATATGGTTTGTCATGCTGCCCCGCCCCGCGCATGAACTAGCCGCGAGCACGTGGGGTAGCACTTGTCGCATAATCCTTCCCCCACGTGCCGGAGCGGATATTTTTTCCTCCTGCGACCCCTGGCCTGGATCGGCGGTTCCGCCTGCGGCAGCATTTGCTTCCCACAAGCTCGGCACCGCTCCTGATACAGATCCCCTTCCTTGCCGTGCTGCTGGGGGATATCTGAGTACCTGCCAGCAACCACCCCGCCCACAAGCACACCGCGGCGCTCCGTGTCGGAGAGCATGCGTTCACACGCCCCCAGCAACGGACACGTAGCGCACAGCAGCCTAGCCTGCTGTTGCCTAGCCAGGGCGTTTTTAACCGGCTCCCCGGGGAAAGCAGGATCCCACAGACTCGGTCGGGCAGCTGTCGCTTGGTGCCGGGGCTGCTGGCAGATACCGAGGGTCATGGCTAGACCGCCCCACCGCTGAGGTTCGGCCGGGCGGTAATCTGCCGCGGTGCCACCGGCAACGTGGCCACATACTCGAACCCATCAGCATCCCGCGCCGGGCCACCGTCGGCGGCATGGGGCCTGCGGATGTCCGTTACCGTGGAATAGGATTCCACCATGCCACCCAACGGCACGTAGCAGCGCGCTAAGTAGCCACCTGGGGGCAGACCAATGGGTGCGCAGAATGGCACCTGGGCGTACTGGATAGCGGCGCTGATGGCGTCCATCTGGGCGGCGGTAAGAATCACTGGCGAGGCGGCGTCAACACCTTGCCTGACTTCATCACGCACCCGGTCCATGACAGCAGCGACGTCGGTGGGCAACGTTGGGGCCAGCCGTGCCGCGGTAACATCGGTGATGTCGCCGCAGGTGCCGGACAAATCTTGGAGAGTCAGTTCGCTCTCTGAGACGAAAAGCGCACACTGCGCCTCGGGAGCTTTCTTGAAATCCGGCTTAAGCTTCAGCAGCAGTCTGGCTGATGCAGCCGTGATCTCCACCTCGGCGTGTTCGGCGGCAACAACGGCGAAATAAGTGGGCACCACTGCCTGGATCATATGCCGCGGGTTAGCAGCACACACAAGCAGCCGCTCACCCCGGAACACCAGCTTGACGACGTCGAAGTCCTCAAACTTCCGGCTGACCGCTTTAATCACGGCGCGGATCGCGTTGTGTAGCTCCCGGGTGAATAGAACCGCCTTTGATTGGACTGGCAACTGAGAGTAATCAGGCACAGGTCTCTGCCTCCCGGATCCTGGCGGCGGCATGGATAGCATCCAGGTATGGCTGGTCCAGCGCCTGGGTGGCGACATCCAACTCATCGAACGGTACCAAATCTTCATGCAGGGGCGCACTATCAACCCGCCAAGCAGCCCAGGCATCATGAACGTCTGATAGCGTGGCAGCAGTGCCCTTAGCGCGCATAAGCACCGCATAGATAAGGAATAGGGGGAACTCTTCGTCGTCCGGCCTGGCGATGTTTTTCGGCAGACACCGGCAGATGAGCGCGGCGTCTTCTTCGAGGTAGGTCAGCATTTAGGGCTCCTGGAGAGTGCGTAGGACATCAATGAGATGGGGGTTGTCTTCCAAAATGTTGTAGGCGGCGGCGAGCACTTGCCCCGGCGCGGCGTGAGCGATGCTGTATGCGGCGGCGGGGATGGGCACCTCGGTGACCCGCCAGCCGTCGGCGGAGTAGACGACCGCATAGGGTTCACGTTCCCCGGTATCGGGGTTGTGGGGCCAGTCAACGATCGCCCACGTTTCGCGGATGTGTAGGGCACCGATAGTGTCGTCGGATGCGGATAGGGGCGTCCTGCGGATCTCGGTAGCGTTCATCGTGTTTTCCTTAGGTTGGATTGGTGGGTTTTACGTGTGCAGGTTTCCATGTGCGCCACGTACAGGCGTTCTCCCGCGATCCGGGCTTGTTCCCTGGCAACGCCGTACGCGTAGTGGGCGCGGCCAAGGCTGATGCGCCAGCGACCGTCTAGGGTTGGGCAGGGGTCAAGTGGAATGTATTTGTCGTTAGTGGTTTTTGCCCAGCGGATTTCCGCACCACACCAGCGGCACCATGCGCGGCTCATGCTGGCGTCTCCTGCTGCTCTGCCCACTGGAGGATCCGGGTTAGCTCCTGCCGTGGTGTTTCCTGCCGGCGGCGTTCATACATACCCGCCCACTCCCATGCGGTAGCGATGGGCACAAACGTGCAGCGATGAATCACTGGCAGCCCATATAGGCGCATTTCGGGCAGCACCCCGAACCCTGGTACGCAGGCGGCTAGGTCGCCCAGGGCGATAGCGGCGGGGTTGCCCGCATAAAAACAGACAGACACCAAACGTCCTGCATACACTCGGCGGGCTACTGGCCCCGCAAGGGTAACGGTCGCAGGCATCACTCTTCACCACCGTTCACAATGCTGCTAACGGTTTTCAGCCCATCAATAACCCCGCGCATGTGCGCAGCCGCGTGCTTCATGCATTTGAAGGCTTTGCCGTCGTCGCCGTTTTCGAACGCTTCCCGGCATTGGTCTATCGCGGTCAGCGCCGCAGCCGCTGCCTGCCGGATACTGTCCACAAGCTCTGTGGGCAATTCCGGTGCCGGTCGCATCCCCGAACCCGGCTCGGCATCGGTATCGGTGTCAACACAGTCGGCGCCAGAGGATGCGCCCGTGTCAGCACCGCACCTGCCAGTTGCCGGCTCTGTAACCGGCACGGTCACCAACCACGGATCCTGGCAGCATTCCCTGGATTCCTGGGCGGCTTTGTAATCGTCGCGTTGATCGCAGGCGTCATGCAGCGCCGCATGCAAATCGGCAGCACGCTGCTCGGCAACCACTTTCGCCGCAGTCAGCGTCTCAACCTGGGCGTGTAAATCATGGATGATTAATGCGATGTCGAGGCCGCTTTCTGCTTCGGCATTCCCCCGCTCAAGCAGCTTAGCGATTAGTTCCTGTTGCCAGACGGTGGTGGAAGTCAGGCTGTCTGCGAGGAGAGATGGTAGGTCAGCGGTAGAATCCGGCATGGCGGTATCCTTCCTGGTCGGCCACCGGATGAGCATCCATGAATGCCGTCAAGTCGGCTAGGGCGATCCGGTAGGGGGCGTTGCGTCCCGCAGTGGTGGCCATCGACGGCTGGGTAGCGCGCAGCACACCCTGGCGGCAGAATTTCCTGATCTGCCATTGAGAAAAGCCCGACAAAGTGGCGGCTTGGGCGGTAGTCAACCATTGCGGTAATTGAGGGGTAGTGATATGATTCATGTGCCTTTCCTTTCAAAGGCTTTACGACGGGGGCTAGTTTGGGTAATTTGTGCTAGCCCCCGATTTTCTGGTTTATAGGGGGTTATTGCCGCCGCTATCAGCGACAAGAAGTGTGCATTACGAGCAGGCGGTCCTCTCCCTACCACCCGACAAGGCACCAAACACCAACCCGCCCAAGCAGCAACCAGTGGACATAGCCACACCAATCGACGCATCACGAGCAATGAACCCCGGCACTGCCCAACACAGAGCACATAGCCAACAGACACCCGGCTTGATAACAGCCGCTCCCCCACAGCGCACAGACAAGACACCACCAGGCGGACAGACCAAACATCAAGAGGAACCACGAGGCGACTAAACCAACATGGGGTGATGAGCAGCCGTCCAGTCGCACCATCTACGGCACTACCTCCGGCAACAACAGTGGCAGGCGCGGCAGCAGCAGGTGCCGTCTGCGCCGTTTCTTGGCGTTCTTGCCGACTGGTGGTACTCCCTCGGGTGCGCCGATAGACGACAACAGCTAACGCCAGGGAACATGCAGCTAACGCCATGGACACCATTGCGGCCAGCATTCCGATAAACGAGATCATTACTAAAATTCCTTTTTCTTCTGCGTGTAGGTGCTAAGTGGCCCCTTCCCAGCCCTTCCCCAGGCGAGGAAGGGGCCACAAGCGATAAGGGGGCGATTAGGCACCTAGGCCGGTATTGGCCTGGTAGGTGAGCTGGAGCATCGAGCACAACCGGGGGAATGATTCAAGATCAATATGGATCTGGGCCCCGGCACTATCCTGAAGATCTGCGCCGGTGGGCCCTAGCTCGATGAACAACCCATCCAGCTCGCCCGAGAAAACAAACTCGTTAGGCATCAACAGCCACCTCCTGGGCCAACTCCACCCCGGCGCTAGTGATCGTCACCTGGAGGTCATCAATCTTCCGGCTAGGCACGGGACTCCACCTCCTGCCGCAGCGCATGCTGCAACACCGTGATATTCCCATGCACGACCTCGGGCTGGGCGCTATCTGCAGTGCACAACCCCAGCAGCATGAACTCCGACACGTGAGGAACCCTGGTGTCCCCTGTACCGCCGCCTACGATCAAAACATCAACCAACCCCTCATCAATCAGAGCGGTGAGGGCTTCCGCTGCCGGCCGCAGCTCGGCAAGCGAAGGCTCGCGCTTCACACGAACCACAACATCCAAATTCTTCATTGGTTTTCCCTTTTCTTCCTTGCTTTACGACGACCCCAGCGCGACTAAGCCGCGGGGACCTCCGCAACTTTGACAATGGCTGCACGTACATCAGTGATATCGGCCAATTCCAGCAATCGGATCGCGGTTTTAAAGCTAGGAGTGGCACCCCTGCGAATATTGCTAATTGTCCCTACTGTTACGCCCGCCTCATGGGCCAACTGGGCATCTGATGAAAAACCACGGTTAGACCGAATTTTGTCGAGCACTAAGGGGCTCAGTTTGTACCGCATATCCACCTCCTAGTGATTCAACTTGCGCTACATGAATCACTATAAGACATATTGTCCAATATGCGCAAGTGTGTGTATCATTTTCACCATTTGCGCATTTAAATAGGCCGACTCAACTTGCGCAATAGGGTTAAATGGTGGATAATAGAACACATGACAGATCACCTGAAATGGATCAAAGGGCTGGTTGGGAACGCAAGCGGGCGAGCAATCGCCAACCGCTCTCAAATCTCCGTAGCGACAGTAAACCGACAAATCAACAAGGGAGTATTCACCGCCGAAGTTGTTATCGCTATCGCTCGCGGCTACGGAGAGTCGCCAGTCAAGGCGCTGGTTGCCACCGGATACATCACAGCCAAGGAAGCAATAGGCATCAATGAAACTTCTGCTGCGCAGCTACTCACCGACCGCCAACTGATTCGAGAGCTAGCCAGGCGAGTCAGTTCAAAAGACGACGACATATGGGAAGAAAGCTTCGACTCCGTGGTGCAGCAAAATGCCCCGTCTCCTGGTGATGGTTGGCAGTATGAAGAGATGGCGGCGGCGGATGATTCGCCGGATGAGCCGATGCCGGGTGATAATGATTATCATGATGGCCCGTAAGCTAATTTGATATTTTTGTTTCATTCTCCTTATGATTATCCTTAATTTTTTCATATCTCTAGGAGAATGAAATGTTAACGATTGACAACCTTGAAGATTTAGCGATATCTCTGGGGGTTACCCTGTGTACGCACGTCGGCGGCAAGAAGGGGCTATGGAACACGCCCCGGCGCGCGATCAGCATTCGGCGGGGGCTGCATCCGGTGGCACATTTGTGCACATTGGCGCATGAGGTGGGGCATGCGGCGTTGGGGCATGATTCGGCTGCTGTGGGGTGGTGGCGGGCGAAGCAGGAGTTAGCGGCTAATCGGTGGGCGGCAAAACAGTTAATCACGATTGAGGAGTATGCAGCGGCCGAGCGTGTCCACCCGTCGTTAAGCGGGGTTGCTCATGAGCTGGGGGTGACGGTTTTTATGGTTGAGGCGTGGCAGGAAATGTACCGGTCAGGCACATATGCGAGATTCCTTATGGATGCCTGATAAACCCGAAAGAGGGTATTGCAAACGTCATTCCATCAAAACTATATACAAGCACCTAGGTGAATCATAAGATAAATCTTAACCGCAGTTTACATAAGATGAAGAAAAAGGGAATGGAGCCATGGTTGGTATCTATGATGCGAAGCCCGCGGAAACCTGGTGTGGCCAAAATGTGGTGGGGATGCGGTACCATGCGGCGGAAGTTAATACGGTTATCAGGCAGGTGCGAGCTGATGCCGAGGGCGCCCGATATTTCGACGCAACACTAGTGTTGGAGCCGGATAATCCGCATTCCAATAGTGGGCATGCGATCTCCGTGCGATACAACGATCAGGTGCTGGGGTATCTGCCGGATGAAGACACTGCGAAGTATTTTCCCGAGGTAGCGCGGTTGGCTGCGAGCGGGTTTGATGTTGGAGTTCGGGCACGACTGTGGTCGAATACGGATAGGCCTGATTTCGGACCAGGTGACGCCCCATATTACAAACTAAAAGTGGGGGTACTGCCACCTGGGGCTATCGCCCCGTTTAATAATCCCCCAACCTTGGATTGGGCGCTCATCCCTCGGGGCAAGAGTATCAAGGTCACGAAGACCCAGGAGTATTTCGAGGCGAACAAGAATGTCTTATCAGCTGGAGACACGTGCTTTCTCGCCACGCTTCATAAAGTTATGCGGGGGACGAAAGCCCCGGTGATCGAAGTATGCCTCAACGGTCATCATCTTGGTGAGCTCACTGAGGTTTCCAGCAACAAGCTTATGCCTTTTGTTGACCATTTCAACGATAAAAGCCTTGTGGCTGTATGCTATGCGCTGATATGGATTCGAGCTAACGGTATACAGGTCACCTTAGATGTCACCCCTGCCGCGAGCGCAAGCTACTCCCAGATACACGATCCCGTAGTCAACCCGTTGCCTGAGCTGGTGAGAAAAGAACGGGACCCATGGTCGTACCAGTTACCGGGGCGGTTTAAGGGGTCGGGAAGCTCGTCTGGTATCGCCCAAGCGCAGAGCGCCGCTACCCAGGGGTATGTTAATCAGCGATCCCCAAAATTCGCACATGTCCAATCAGCAACATTCACCGAAGCGGAACGGCGCAAAGAAGCAGCCAGGCGTGTTAAAGCAAACGAGCGGGAAATCATGGCAAGCCGCGCCACGCCAATGTCTTCCAATCCGCCTACGGCGAGAGCGTCGGCAACATCGGACGAGGAAGCAGGTTGTGCTCTTATCGGGCTCGGCATAGGCATCATTCTCATCTTATGGTGGTTGTCATCATGCTTTGGTGATACCTCTTCAGGCAGTTCAACGCCTGCGACTACTTCTTCCACTAGTGATTATTCGTCATATGGCGGCTCTGGCAGCGGTTCGTCTAGTTATGATGCCGATCAGATCAATGGGTGGACCAAAGCCGCCGCACGGAACGCTTGCCATAAACAGGTTGAAGCGCAGCTCAAGTCGCCGTCTACTGCGAAGTTTGAAAGCCTTTTTGATTTTACTGCTTTGCAAAACGACGCCCACACTAAATGGACGCTGCGGGGGCATGTTGATTCTCAAAACGGTTATGGGGCGACAGTCCGTGCGGAATGGGTGTGCACGGTTGTCCCGACAAGTTCTGATAATGCCAGGGTAGAAGCCCTGCTGGTCCAGTAAAACAGAAGAAAGGAAAACACAATGACGCATCAGGCACCGGCGCCGCAAGCCCCGCAGGAGCCACAACAACCGCAGCAGGGGGAACAGCTACCGCAACAACCCCCTTCCCCTCCACAACAGCAGGTGTTTCCGCAGTATCAACCACAGCCTCAGGGATATGTTCCGCAGCCGATGCCGGTTGCTGAGGCGGGGCCCACCGCAACAAAGCCGTTTGAGCGGCACCAGACCATCGCTATTCTAATCGCCAACCTCGGGCTTGTAGTGTTCATCCTTGGGCTTCTAGCGATCTTCGTCGGCAACGGGGTAGATGACCTTGCTACCGGTCTGACGATGACGGGCGGGTCACTTGCGGTCATGCTTCTGGCCGGTATTTGGAACACCCTAGCGACTATCGGCTATAACCTTGCCGTCAGCCAGCAACTGCGGCAACAGTAAGCGCATTGGAAATATTTTTGACCCCCGCTCCAGTTCTTGGCAGACATGAGCGGGGGTTTGAGGAAACAAAACCCATGTAGATGGGTTTTTTAAGGAGTATATCATGGCACATGTACGGGACCTATGGACCAAACCGGGGGCGCAGGGACGGCGAGTGCGGTCCAGACGATGGGGGCAGGGGAAACGATGGCAGGCAGTATGGGTCGAGAACGGTAAGAAAGTCACCAAAACGTTTGATAGTGTCGATGCCGCCCGCCTTTATGTAAGCCGCACTGAGGTAGGCCAGGCTGAAGGCACATGGATTACTAAAGATCGGCTGGATGTGACGCTTGGCGATATGTGGGGTGTGTGGATTGCGTCAAAAACTGGGCGGGCTGCATCCACCGTTGCTGGGTATCGGGCGGCGTGGCGGCACATCGAGCCCACGTGGCAGTACGCCCCCTGCTGGAAAATCACCCGAGCAGCATTTAGCACATGGATCCCCACCGTCACCCGGCTAGACGGCACCGGCGCAGCGTTAAGCGGAGCAAGCCTGCGTAAAGTAGGGATTGTTTTCCATGCGCTCCTGGACCAAGCCGTCGAGCTGGGGATTATCACGAAAAACCCTATGCGGTCCAGCGATATCCCCAGGCAGGGGAAGTCGGATCGGCGGTACTTAACCGTCGCCGAGATCGACCGGCTTGTGCAGGCGGCGCCAACAGATGCCGCAGCCCTCATGATCTCGGTGCTGGTCCAGACAGGATTACGGCCAGGTGAAGCAAAGGGGCTACAGGTTCGAGACCTCGACGTATTACGGGGCCGGCTCATGATCCGCCGTGACGTTGACGCCCTCGGCAACCCCGATGAGACAAAAACCCGCACTCATCGAGACGTCCCTGTAGGCGG